GGTATAAAATAAATCAAAATCGGAGTTATACAGTATTCTAAACAAAAACTGATAAGATGCAGGTGTACCTTTAGATTGGTACAATTGTTTGGCAACTTTAACTGCTTCTTGTTTACTGATTAAAGCATCTTGTGGAAAATACTGTAGAAAATCATTGATAAAGTATTTAAGAAACTCATCAGTCGTTGTATCAATGTCTTTGTAAGATAATAGATTCTGTGTTCTATCTAAGACTTGACCATTAGTTTCCATCCACTCATAATAAGCCTGAAGAAAGGCCACAAACTTATCATAGTCTGGATTTTCCCGTATAAAACCGGGAAGTTGTGATGGAACTAATAGTGAGGTCTTGTGGCCGTTAGTTATCATGATGTCTTGGCTGTTACATTAACGATGATTGCATTTGAATCATATGGATCAACAGTTATAATTCTATTGTATGTAGATGATACGATTGTCGTTGTTGGATTAACAGACAATGTGAGTTGACCTAAATCATTATCTACTTGATATGGATTAAATCCAGTTAATGTAATTACACCGTTTGTATAATCAACTGTGCCAATATTTGAATTAACAATAACTTTACCATTCACACCATCAATACGATAGAGTCTCAATGTACCATAACGACCTTGTAAGTTGACCACGGCAGCACCAAGTTGACCTGTAGTATCATTTTTTGCTGGCGTAATCGTGGCATAAGCAGTCGTGTAATTATTTCCTGAATTTGTTATATTGATAGCGGTGATAGAACCGATATTGTTAATAACTGCTTCTGCTGTTGCACCTGTACCGTCACCATTAATTGTTATTGTTGGTGTCGTTTGATATCCATAACCTGGATTTAATATAGAGACGGATTCTACACCTTGTGTTGCAGCGGGTATCTCTTCTAAGAATACTCCATCAACAATGTTTGTACCATCAGAATATTGTATTGCTGGTGATGTATTGATACCACTTAAAAATGTACCTTTCTTGATTGGCACATTGAAATAAAACTTATAGTTTGTGGCATTAGATAAATTAGGATAAAACTTCTTCTGTAATTGAACTGTAACTTCATTGGTGATGATAGATTGATTTGAATTTTGAATTGTTCTTATCAAATCTGATACAGAGAATGTAGAATTAAATGTGTTGAGTGTTGTTCTGGCAAAATTAGATATTGCCGTTGATACTGCACTCGAAATACCATTGGCCGTTAAATTGGTTTTCTTTGCATCATATAGTACATTTGTTGTGATTTGAACATATGTGTAATCTGGATCTACAATTGTAGGTTCAACTGTCATCACAGAAATTGGTTTGATGACATCAGAAATCAATCTTTGTTTCTGTGTTTCAGTTAAAGAATATCCACCAGTCGGTTTCAAAGCCACAAAGACTTGACCATATACTGGAGGATCATTCTGTTCACCACCCCATGTATTGACAGCATCAAAAGAGATGCCCAATTTGTTTTGTTGTATGAGTGTAATGTAATCTTCTTTGGTTACGGCACGGCCTTGTGCAGCATATGATTTAGGTGCCTGAAACTTAATAGAGTCAATAGATTCTTTTGATCCACCAGTAGATGCTTTGACGATGGGATTGATGACAACACTACCTAGATTAGGTACAGAACTCATCAATACAAAGTTATTGGCACCTGCAGCTGCTGTTCCTTCTGTTATCACATAAGACACAACAACTAAATTATTATCGGCCAATTTTTTACCTAAAACACCGTTACCAAAAATCAATTGATAATTACCATTGATTGCTTCTTGTAAAAAATATACTTTAGATGTTGAATCTAATTGTAAATAATTTTCAGCAGGTTGATAGATTTCATAACTTGTATTACTAGAAGACTGTTGTACCAAAACTTGAATAGAGGTGGTATCAACATTTGCATCCGGTAATTCAAATGTATAATTTGGATTTGTTGTAGAATTTACTGTAAAAGTATATGTGGTTGGTATACCTTGTTTAATCTCAAGACTATCAATCACACCAGTTCCAGCAGTAACCGGAACAGTTACAGTATCGGTTGTTACAAAGTTATAGTTAACACCGTTGATGGCTTCAGATAGAAAACTGGTGAATTTTGGTACTGTTAGTGTGTTGGCAGTCATGCCATTGCCAGTAAACTTGATGAAAGCTGACGGTGCAATAGCAGATTTTGGTGTATAATCTAATACTTTGGCCTGAGAAACAACAGAACTTCTTTGTAATGCTGAGTCCAAAAACATCTCATTGGCCACCATATTCAAGTAATAAGAATTGTATTGTGTATTGTATGCCAAAACATCCAAGAGTGTAGATAATGCTGAACCTTCAAAGTTATAATCTCTGAAAGTGTCTTGTGATTGTAGATATGTAATAAAATTGCTTTTAATACTGTTAAAATCTAAATCAGCGACTTGAATGTTTGTGTTTGAAGATGACATTATCTTGACCTTTGCAGAAACAGATTTACAGCTGTTGGTGAAGTGTTATTTCCTATAAAAAATCGTACTGAAGCCGTAAACGAATTTCCATCTAAATTGGGTTTTACAGTTATGGTGTCAATTTTAACCCTAGATTCATAGTTGGTTACAACCGTTTTAATTTCATCGGCAATCAAACCAGCAGTCAAAGAGTTTACAGGTTCAAATAGTAGTTTATCAATATTTGATCCAATATTTGGTTGAAATGGCTTCTCATAGTAGTTTGTCAATAACAAATTACGGACTGAACGAATAACCGCTTGCTCATCATAACTGAGAGCAATGTCATTGGTGACCGGCATACGGTTGAACGTAAGGTCCAAATCTGAGTATATTTTTTGAAGTTTTGCCATTCTTTATTTATAGAGCCTAGGAGTAAATGCGCTTTTTGGAATCTTAGATACCGTCCGGACTTTTTCGGGGGCCGGCAAGGATTTCGAAATTTCCAAAATCATTCAAGTGGTGTTGGACCTTGAGTGAATCCAAGACCCGTTTGAACGCCATAATGTCTATGTGAATCAAATATAAGTCTATCAGCCTCAATAGAACGAATCCAATCAGTAATGATAATGCCTGAAACTGTACCTGGAACTGGATATGTTGCGGTCGGTGCACCAGCAGAAATCCAACCTGGAGTCACAAAACCAAGTTTTGCGTAACCTTGTAGACCAGCATTTATATTACCATCCGCTTTAATACTCTGTGTTGCTGATATATTACCACGAACAACCAAATCTGCGTTGATATCAACCTCAGAAGCTTGCATTGTGATTGTACCAGAAGAGTTGACTTCTACATCACCTTTGGCTGTTATATCTACATTTCCGTTGACTGCTTGTGTCACATTACCTAAAACTTGTTGTTTCAAGTCTCCTTCTACCTTGATAACAGCATCATTCTTAATATTAATGACACAACTTCCATCTACCGTGATATTACATTGGCCTTTGATATACACATTATTACCATCCATAAGGATTTCATAATTTGTACCCAAAACTTTATTAATTCTTGAACCATCAGCCTGAACCTCAGTAAAAGTACCAGTTCTGTGTTGAATACGGACTCTTTCAGCATCTGGTGTGTCATCCATCTCAAAAAAGTGACCAGATTCTGTTTGTGTGATGTTATTGTATGGGTAGACCGCCTGATAATCTGATTTCGGTTCTGTCCATGAACTATCTGTTGCCATTTTTTATTCCTATGCTGTATTTGCCAAATTTTGATTGGTCGTATTCAATAATTTTTGTTTTTCATTCAATGAAGTCATATTGTTCAAGGCTTGTAATCTGGTATTATATGTTGTTAAATCAGTATTGGCTTGACTCAAACAGGATTGTAAAAGTTTTTGCAGTTCAGCTGGCGAATGTTCTATTGTGTATATTAATGTTTTCAAATATGAAACATAGGTTTGTATTGCTTTAATTTCATTCAAATGAACTCTAATGTCTTTTTCAATAAGAGCAGCCTGTGTTTTAAGTGTACTAATCTGTTGTTTGATATCTTCCGTAAAAGGATTTGAAGCCAAACCAGCAAAAAGTGCTTGAATTGCAGCTCGAATTTGTGCTACAGTACCAGAAACAGAAGATTTTAATGCTGCTATATCTTTATTCAATTCGTTGACAATATCACAAATATGAATTCTAGATTGATTTGCTTTTTCAAGTCCAGTATTTTTAGTAATTCCACGAGCTAATGATGGTGTAGTTGGTCCACCAACCTGTGGTGAATCGGCTGTATTGTTTGGTTTTGGTGGATTGACCTCAACAATTTTTAGAAAATTATTAGGATCTGGCTGAGTTTCGGCTAAAACAATCGTGTCTGTCATTTTTTAATTCCAGGTAAAACACCCATCATGATTGGAAATTGGCCACTTTCGGTGTCCATGAAGAAACCTACTACCCAGTCTCCTATAGATGGCGCTGAAAATGTTTTAGAGTTATTTAGAGGATACATTGGATGTGCCCATGGTAAATCATTGGTCGATATATCTCCTGTATCATACCAACCAAAAATACGAACCTTACAACGACCAAGGCCTAATGGATCAACTCTATCTTCAACTTCACCAACCCACCAAACGAAACCGTTTAGTCCAGCAAAATTCATGACCATCTTAGACATTATATAATTCCCTTAACTGTATTTTGCCAAATAGTAGAATTCATATTAGGCGAAGCATATTCTGTTGTTGTGCTGTCTTTAGCTATTTCGAGTACTGTTTTATATGTATCATTGATTAAATGGCGAACAGCAGTAATTATATATTTACCTGAATAGAAAGAATCAGATTGATTATCATTTGGATTAGTTGATTTTAATTGAAAATTGATAGTCATACCAACAGTCAAATTAGAATCACCAGCAACTGACAATTTAATTCTTGTATAGTTCACCAAAGCCAATTGTGCCGTTCTATATGGTACATAAGTTTCAGCATAGATATTGTGTGCTACCGCTTGTGGGTCATTACTTGTCACATATGGTGATGATTTCTCATTATAATTTGAAAATATCAATTTTAACACCGCTTGTGATGTCTGAGTTGACTGGTCACCAAAACGATTTTCGAATGAATTGATAACTGGATAATTATTCAGTTGTGTGCTGTTATAATTACTTTGATAATCAGCATAGTCAAAATTTGTAACTTTTTTTGTTCTGGTCAATATATCAGCCGATATCAGTTGATTGGCAAATGCACCAGAATTTATACCATTTAATGTATCAAATGAATTCATAATTTCATAAGTCAATACATTGTAAACTTCTTGATTCAAATTTTTTGGATCTGTATTTTTTGGATTATATGCATAATTATGGTACACATTTGTTGCCATCATAGATTGCAAAGACCTATAATTGAATCCATTTTTATTTTCGAAAAAAATCATATCAGAACCAACAGCATTTTCAGTTGGTCTGGCATAAACAGACATCCAATTAATTGCATCAAATGGCTTAAGAGTTGGTATTACAAAGTCGTATATGCCATAAGTTGGTTCTAATGTACCAAATTTCTTTGTTGGAACTTTCAATGAGTTGACTAAAATATCAACAACATTTTGTATGATAGTCTGGTTTGGATATGCTTTACAAACCTTATATTGTTCATTCAATAATTGCTCTTCAGAACAAAAATATAAACAATATGAAACTGTATATAATGTGTTCTCTTGTCTTCTTTTGTCTAACTTATAGATTCTAAACAACTTATCAATTCTTGATATTGCATCTCCAGTTTTACTAAAAGTCATTCTCAAGAACTCATTACCATTTAGATTCAATGATTCCACATAGTTCATAGATTCGGCCAACATCAAATAACCTGATGCTGTATTATTGAAAAGGTCTTCATGATAAGACAATTCAACTCTGATGTTTTTTAAGTCGAATGTGCCTGTAGCCGATAGAATCGTTAGATTTTCTATCGAATAATCTTGGGAATAACGAATACCTGGAGATAAAGGTGTAGCCAACTTACACTCCCATCAATGATTTGAATTGTGATTCAATTTCTGAAGTATAGATTGAATTGATGAGATTGATTGTTCTCTTGGCTTCATTTTGTTCCAATTCATAATTATAAACACTAACAATAGATTTACTGATTGTTTGTGTCACAGTAGAACCATTTGGAAAAGTTGCACTACTAACACCTGTAGTTAATGCATTATATGTGGTTTCATCTATAACAATAGTTTTTGAAGTTTGTTCTAATGTACTAGAATCTACAGTTGTAATAGTTTGTCTATATTCTTTTACTGTACCTGTTGCATTAGATATTGATCCGTATTTGTCTTTAATGTATGCATCAAATTGACTAGATGTTAATGGCCAATCCCATTGAGGATCCATGGTTTCATTACCAAAAAGAAGCAACCAATAACGATATGAGTCGCCATAATATTTGTTGGCTATAATATCTGGTGTATCACCTTCTTGTATATCGTATTGATAGAATAATAATGGATTTTTTAGTAATGAAGGTATCAACTCAATACGCTTCAATAAATTAGTTAAAACAATTGTGTTACCATTGTAATCAATAGTCGATACTTTTGGAAAAGAATTGAAGTAGAACATTATCGTAAAGTCCCATCGCTAATTTTTTGTCTATCAATAATTTGAATCTCTTGAAATTGTAATGATAGTGTTGTTTGAACAGGAGCACCATCATCAAATGATGACCATCCGTTTGGTGCGTAATTAACTTCAATATTCTTCAGTACACAATCACCATATTTTGGTAAATATTTGTTTTCTTCAGCATTAATCATAAAAGACACATTGAATAATGAAGGTGGCACCAAGTACATAGAATCTGAAGATGTTTGAGCACCAGCCTGTAAACTTGGTGCAAAATGATATTTGAACATCTTTATGATAGCATCAATTTCTTTTGAATCACCAGCTGATTTAGGCGTGAATACAAAAGATAGTGCAAAACTTCTCATATCAATGCCTTGATAAATCATTTGTAACTGTGGATTGATTGCGTAACCTTGTCCTTTTAATAACAATGTACCTAATGCGCCAGCATTAACACCTAGTTTATTAGCTAAACCAGTTTTTTCTGCGGCCGACACGGCTAAAGATACCACAGCAGGATCTGTTGAAATAGTATTGATAGCTGCATCTAAAACACCACTAACAGAATCTAAATTTTTACCTAAAGTTCCAGCAACTTGATTAATTTGTCGAATGGTGTTAACTCCGGAACCCAAATCACTTAAACCCATTTCAGTATATGATGCGTCATATGAAGCTGTTAGTGTATCTGGCATATACAAAGAAATAACAGCTCTAGGTAAAGTTGTTTGTGGTGATATTGTTATACCTTTTTCAACAGCTGTAGCAAAACCATTACCAATATTTGTAACACTATCAGCATTGATTGTTCCAAAAGAAGCTGTTTCAATAGCTTTTGTTGCCATATTTTGAAGTTCGGTTGCACCTCTTTCAAGTAAAGTAGCGTTAGCATCAGGTGTTTTTTGTCTTAATTCATCAGATAAAACCGCTGTACCTTTTCTTATTACATTAGAAAAGTTACCTAATCCAATATGTTCGCCAGGTATTGTACCATTTGTTGAAGTATAACCAGCTGGTATAATCTCCTTAACAGAAAATTGTACATAATGAGATTTTGTTGGATCTGTTGCCAAGTCTGCTGGATACTTAAATGTTTTTACACCTACACCCTGAAATAGTGCATTAAGTGGTCCTTTTGCTAGATTACCTAATTCTCCAGGTAATGCTACACCAGCAACCGATGTTGGTATTGAAATAATGGCCATTGATTTCTTTGTAAAAAATGATATACATACTATTTATGGCATATTCAGGACGATTCACACCAACCAATCCTCAAAAGTATATTGGGGACCACCGAAACATCATTTATCGCTCATCATGGGAATGTAGAGTGATGGATTGGCTTGACCGTAATGACTCTGTGTTATCTTGGGCTTCAGAAGAGTTGGTGGTGCCTTATATGTCACCAGTTGACAATCGATGGCACCGATACTTTCCAGATTTTCTGGTCAAAATCAAAGGCAAAGATGGTAAACAGAGAACTTTGATGCTTGAGGTGAAGCCAAAGTATCAGACACAACCACCGAAACCACAGAAAAGAGTAACAAAGAAGTTCATCAATGAGGTGGCCACTTGGGGAATTAATGAAGCCAAATGGAAGGCAGCTAATGAATTCTGTTTGGATCGTGGTTGGGAATTCAAAGTGATTACTGAAGACCATCTAGGCCTCTAACTAAATACTCTAATGGAATCAATCTTAACCACACTAACTGAACAACACACAGCTTCTAATTTACAGAGACTGTCTCGCCAATCTATGTCTTGGTTTACCAAAAAGATTACTGAATTGAAAAATCCAGTTAGTATGGTTAAAGGTATTGTTAGAGAAAAAACAAGATATGTAAGAACATTTGCTAAAGGTAAGTTGTATTTCTTTCTGTATGATCCTAAGACCAAAGAAGAATTACCATACTACGATAAGTTTCCTTTAGTTTTGGTGTTGGAAAAATATGATGATGGTTTCCTTGGATTAAACCTGCATTACTTACCAGTCAAGTACAGGATTTTATTCCTTAGGAAATTAATGCAGTTTGCAATCCTGGATGATGAGGACGATATCAAGAGAATGAGAGTCACATATGATATCCTAAACGCATCCAAGAGATTCCAAGAGTTCAAGCCATGTGTAAAACGTTACTTGTTCCCTCATATCAAGTCTAGAATTC